AAAGGAAGTAGTAAAAGATTTTGTTGATTTATTTAATTATTATGAATCTGGTCAAAAATCTTTAAATAGTGAAGAAAAAGATACTTTATTTAATAAGATAAAAGAAAAATATAATATGGATGCAGATAAAGTTGCATTTGATAATGATGCTTTTCCTTTTAATGTGAAAAAATTAGGTATAACAGAAGAAGAATATAATGAAATTGAAGGATAATGGCTAAAGCATCACCATTACCATATAAACCAAAAACGAAAGCTAAATACCTTGACCAGCATCGTTTTCCTAAAGTAGCAACTTCAGGATATGAAAGGGATTTTATAATAAATTATCAAGGTAGAAGTCAAGAAATGGTAATGGATTTAGCTAAAAAAATGACCGAAATAGTAAAGTAAGATTTTAAACGTTAATATTAATCTAAATTAAATAAAAATGAGAACACTCGTATTAAGGACATCTGACAATTCCATTAACGTCAACTATAAGGTTGATTTGTTATTGGATGAGCAGGAAAACTTCACAGTAATGGATATTACTGGGTTGGAAGATGCAGAAGTTATTGCAGGTATTGACTTCAGAGAACTGAATTTTGACCTTGAGTCATTTAAGAAGTTTGCTGAAGACAACAACCTGTTACTTGACTCAATTGACACTGCAGAAGGTGGCGGAACAACAGCTATTGTATCTAGTGTAACTGCATTAAATATTACAACTTCATCTTTGCCAAATGGTGGAAATCCAGAGGCAGTACAAGAGGTAAGAACTGTACAAGCTATTGCTGATGTATCTGGTAGTTTAGATGGAAAATGGTTTAAACTTTTTGCTCCAGACCAACAATATTATGTTTGGATTAATGTAGATAGTGGAGGCAATGACCCATTAGCACCAGGACAAGGTATTGCTGTACCTATTGCTTCAGATGCTAGTGCAAATACTGTAGCTGCAGCTATTGATGTTGCTGTTAAAGCATTAGCTGATTTCGATTCATCTGTTTCGACAGATACTGCTACAATTACTAATGAACGAGCAGGTAATGTTACAGATGCAATTGATGCTAATTCAGGATTTACTATCGTAACTACTGTTGCAGGTGTGAATAACATTTACGATGAAGTATTAGCTGCAGAAGGTGGAAATGGAATTAAGACTTGGACTCTTGATTCAGGTACTTTACCTCCTGGATTGGTTCTATTGCTTGAAGGTAGAATTATTGGAGAGCCTCATACTGTAGGTAGCCCTGGTACTTTTGTTGTGAAAGTTACTGATGCTTTTGCAGTTGAAGATACCCAAACACTTGAAATTACCATTGACACATAGTAGATAGAATAATCTGCAATTTGTCATGAGTCCTGATTATATACGAAAGGCCAACCTTGCTAAAAGGAGTCATATTGCTGACTCTTTTAGCAAGGCATTGGTATTTCAATTTGCAATGGTAAAAGATTTTTTGCAGGAGGATTTAAATGGAGGTATTTAGAAGATGTTGTTCACTCCTAATCAAATAGAAGAACTATTAAAGATAGTAGAGTATCATCATGTACTTTTTATAACTGAAAATGTAGGAGATGATACTTTAACATCAAGTGATAAACGACTTTTAAAAGATTTTGGAGTAGATATTGAAAAAGTAAAAGTAGCTCACCCGAAACTTAGTCAAGCATTTAAGTTTGGGGTTTTGGCTGAAGCATTAGGAAGTCAAAGAGCAAGAAAAGTAACGTATAAAGATTTTAAACAATATTTAAAAAGTGGTAATTTCATACCTTTAACAAGAGCAGAAGAGCTAGCACTAGAAGCTATAAAAAGACAAGCTTACAGTGATATTAAAGGACTTGGAAATAAAGTAGGAAAGGATTTACAAACAGTACATATTGAAGTTGACCAAGAGAAGAGACTCCGAATGGAGAGGCAGATAGAAAAGACAGCAGAAGAAGCAATAGAAAATAGGAAAAGTGTCAAACAAATGGCTCTTGACCTTGGAAAAAAGACAGGAGATTGGACAAGAGATTTTGGTAGAATATCAGAATATATTATGCAAAGCTCCTATGAAGAGGGGAGAGCAGCTTCAATTAAAGAAAAAGAAGGAGGAGATGCATTAGTTTATAAAGATGTTTTTCCAGGTGCTTGTAAACATTGTATAAGATTATATTTAACAGAAGGAATTGGAAGTAGACCAGTAGTATTTAAATTATCGGATTTACAAGCAAATGGAAATAATATTGGAAGGAAAGTGGATGAATGGAAACCTGTGGTGGCTGCTACTCACCCGTGGTGCAGATGTACGCTTAATCATGTAAGATCGGGTTATGATTGGGATCCAGATACGAGAGCTTTTACTAAGTTAAAAGATTTTGAACGAAAAGTAGAAAGAAAATCAAAGATTACTATTACTGTAGGTGACAACAAATTTGAAATATAATGGCTGATAATACAGAAAAGCCTGAAATGGCAAAAGGAGAAATAATGCAGGTTATAGATAGAAATCTATTACCTGTACCTTTCGATGCTATTGATATAACTAGTAGAGGAGGAATATTAAATAAACCTTTAGCTATTGATTTTTGGCAAAGAGAAATAAAAAATAATGGTATTAAAGTAATGAGAATGATTTTAACTCATGATGTTAGTGGAGAAATTAAAACAGTTCAAACAAAAGTATTAGTTAGAGAAGGTAGGTAAATAAGATATGAATCACATAATTTGGGAAATATTAAATTTATTTGGTAATGGAGCAAGTGGAGGTACAGCTTCTTCTAACGACAGAATTGTATTTAGAGAAACATTTGTAGGTGATGGTGTTGATATTACATTTCAATTAGATGGAACGATAGGTAATGCTTCTTTTGCAATAGGGGGATGGGATGCAGTAAATGTATCAAATTTACTTCCTTCTCATGTAACAAGAGATGATAATAATGAACCAACCTATGATAGTCTAATTCCTTTAATAAGGAATAGAGTTGATGTTGTAAGTATTTCAGTAACTGGTTTAGTTACTCTTAATTTTCCTCCAAGAAGTGGAGTTAGTTTTAGAATTTGGTATTGGTATGATTTAGATCCAGGAGAAAAATTAGCAGATTATTTTAGAGAAGAATATGTTGCTGAAATGGAGAGTGAAAGAGGAGGAGATCCAAGACAATTTACTGTTATGGGTGGAAGAAATAATGCTAATGTTTCAAATCAATATTTAGATGGAATAGCTAATGTACCTATGAATTTAAATAGCATAAGATTGCCCTATAATGCCAGATTAATTAAATTTACTTCTAGTACAGAGGGAGTTGAAACTTTTACTGCAGAATTGAGAAAAAATGATAGTGTAACTATTATAACAAGTAATTCTCATTCTGCAAGTATTTTTGAAACTTCTAATTTAAATATCAATTTTGATGCAGATGATGAAGTACAGTTTTTTGTTAATGGGATGAATATAGGAAGACCTATATTTGTAGCTGTATTTGAACAAAGATAAAGATGGCTTTAATAAGATTTTCAACAACAGGTACTCAAGACCCAGTCGTTTTTAAAGAATTGGGAGGGAGAACTTTTAATCATCCTACTATTGATGAAGTATTGGTTGCTGAAGTAGGAGATTCTCCTTACACACTTGAAGAAGTTAAAGGGGCTCAAGATATAGTTGATTTACTTGATGCAGGTCATATTACAATAAAAGATGCTAATGGTAATGTTACTACTACTTCAACAGGATTAGCTAAAATAAGTAATACTACAATATTAAATGATGATGGTACTATAGATTTTACTCCAGTAGATAGTCTTACTGATGTAGAAGGAAAAGTAGGGTATCTTAGTGGCGACAAAGCTTTATCATTAAAAACTGATATTCCTGGTTCAACTCAATCATTAGGTCAGGAATTTTGGATAAGAGTTATTAATAAAACGGGAGTATCAATTCCAGATGGTAGTTTAGTTTATATTAGTGGATTTGATATAACAAGTGGAAGACCTACAATCACACTTGCAAAAGCAGATGTTGAGGCAACTTCCAATACAGTAGGCTTTACTACTAATATAATGGCTGATAATGCTGAAGGATTTGTAACAGCTATTGGTTTTCTAAATGATTTAGATACAAGTACATTTTTTGCGGGGGAAGAAATATTTTTATCAGACACAGTTGCAGGTGGTATTACAGCAACTAAGCCTCTTAATGCTGTTCCCGTTGGATTTATTACAAAAGTAGATGTATCAACAGGTCAGATTTTAACAACAATAGCCAGAAAAATTGTTGATTCTCCTTTGTTTGCACAATTATCTGATAGCACAGCACAGAAACCTTCTGTCACAACTCCAATAGTAGTCACATTTGATACAAATGATGATATTCGTGGTATTGCTCATAGTATTATTTCTGCCACAGAAGATATTATTATTAATATTCCGGGAGAGTATACTCTTTTTGCACAACCACAAGTTGAAAGAACTAGTGGTGCTGCTTCTGAAGAATTTCATATGTGGGTAAGAATAGGGACTGATGATAAAGGAGGAGTTTCTTCTGTAAGCGTGGCAAATCCTTCTGTGATAACCACAGATGACCCTCATGGCCTTGTTAATGGGCAAACGGTGGAAATATCGGATGTGACTACAACGCCCGATATTAATGGGCAACACGTTATTACAGTTACAGGAGCAAGTACTTATACTATTCCTGTGAATGTAACTGCCGTTACTGATGGAGTAGGAAACTGGCGTAGAGTATTAGATGTGAATGATGATGTTATAAATTCTAATGTTGAACTTCAAATATCAGGAGCTAGTGCAGCAGATGTAATACCTCTTATTATTACTCAAGATTTAGTTAAAGGGGATAAAATTAATATTATGCAAAGTGTTTCAACAACTACCAATGGCATGGGATTAATTGCGAAAACTCCTTCCGGAGAACCTGCAATACCAAGTATGATATTTACACTAAATAGAAATTAATATGTTATTAACCAAACATGATTCTGTAATAATAGAAACAGATAGGTTAATCATACCTGATCTTTCAGGTGCAGCTTCTTTTAAGGCAGAGGCAAGTGCTTCTGCCGGATATACTGATATATCTAGTCCTGAAAATTGGGATACATATTGGGGGTATACTAATTTAAACGTATATACTACACGGGATGAAATAGATATTTTATATCAAGCAGATGTTTGGGCTAATTTTACAGCATCAGAAAAAAATATATTTTCTAAATGGTTCGTAGCTAGTACAACTGAACGGGATTCAGTACATACCGCTCAAGAGCAGGAAGATAATGCGAAGATATGCTCAATAACTGTTCTTTCACTTTCATCAGATAAAAATATAACCACCCTTACCGATTTAATTAAGTCGGCAGAACCCTCAGATGTCTCCGAAAGCCTGTCTTCTTCCCTTGTAAAGGACAATATAGATACAGTTGATCCCGTAATTGGTGATGATGATACTAAAGATTACTCTCCTTTTAGTACTTGGTTGAATAAAACTGCTCCAAGAAAATTATGGATTTGTCTTGATTCTACGACAGGGGCAGCGGTGTGGAAAGATATAACTTCCTCAATGTCGTTAATGGCATTTAGCTTTGCAGAAATGTATATGCATGGCAATACAACTGACACAGTTATTGACACAATTGATGTGCCTGTTAAGATCGCTGGAACTACTACAGTAGGGGACAAGTCTTCTGATTTCACTCATATCTCCAACAGATTAACTTACACAGGATCAGTTACAAAGAAATTTCATGTTCTTTGTACTTCGAGCTCGATAAGAACAACAGGAGCAGGTAATAAGATAGCCGTATTTTATGTGGCTAAACAGTTCGCAATTGTAGCAAAGACAGCATCACCGACTAAGGATATGGATTCCACTCTTTCTGAAACTACATTTCATGGAATAGTAACTTTGGCACAAAATCAATGCGTAGAAATGTTTGTTGAGAATAAAACTGATGATAACAATTTCGAGATTCAAAGCATGATTGTCTTTGTTCAAGAAATTAAGGAATAATAAAGTATTAATTAAAATAAAAATAGTAATTTGGAAAGGTATTAAAATTTTTGTATTTTCGATGAAAAGAGTGTTAAATAAAAAACGAGGTGAATATGTATTTGATGGAGGGAGTAATAGGGAGTCCGACAGTCACTATGCTTTTAAGCATAATTTCATTTTTGATAATATCAGGAATGGGAATGTTCGGTTGGTATTGGAAAACTAAAATAAGTAAAGAAGAAACAGATAAATTAAATCAAAATGAAATTAATAAAGGTATTAACTCAACAATTGAAAGTGTAAAAGATGGAATTTCATCTAAAATAGATGAAATTAAAGACAAACAAAATGAAACTGCTAAAAATGCTGAAGTAGCTCATGTTAAATTGGGTGAAAATATAAAGAGCTTAGAAAAAACTGTTGAAAAAACAGAAAATAAAGTTGGGCAGTTGTTTAAAAAAAGTAGTGAACATGGAGCAGAGTTAAAGGCAATTAAAGCTATACTTGGCGATAGGAAATAATGGATAAAGATAAAATAAAAAATCTACTTGAAAAACACAAAAAAAAGACAATGTTTAGCAAAATGAAAAATAAACTTGTCAATTGGTGGACTTCAAGTAAAAGACAAAGGATGATATATATTATTATCCTTATCTGGATATCTTATTTTCTTATTGGTTTAAAATATGAAGTAAGTATAACTGGATTGGCTGCTTATGTAGGTACTTTAATTACGTTTGTTAGTAATTGGTTAATTGCTGAAAGTAAAAGAGCATCTACTAAGAATGGTTTTTGTAATAGTAAACGAGAGTTAATTACCTATTTATGTATATTACTTTGGTATATTACAGGATTATTTGGAATGGAGAAAGAAATTGAATTAGCTGATTTATCAGCATACTTTTTAACTTTATCAGGATTTGTCGGAACATTTGTATGGACAGATACATTAAATGAATCCAAAGATGGGTGAAGGCGAAAAAAAGAGTGGTATTTGGGTTGTTCTTGATAAATTAAAGTCAAGGGTAGCTATTTTAATTTATTTTGCAGGACTTATTATAACTCCAGCTTGTAGTTGGTTATGGAATATGTACCAACATCATCAAAAAGAGATGGTTCGGGCAGAGATAGTTCTATATATGGATAATAAAATGGAAGCAGCTAAAGCTAATAAAAAAGGTAGCTTTAGAAGTAGCTTAGCAGAAAAAATAAAAAGAGAACCAGATGAAATTGTAGCTGTTTTTGCTAATATGTATAAAAATTATTTGGAAATCATTCCAATGATTGAAGATCTTGATTCATTAAATAAAGATAGAGATGCTTTAGCAAAATATTTAATAATGGTTTCAAGAATTTTATGGGATGAATTGGAAGATTTTGAACATAGAGGAGTTAGATTTAAACTTGATAGATTGAATGATATTAAATATTATATGTATAAAGGATATATGCATGAAGCTTATTTATTAACAAGTAAACGAAGATATTTTTTTAAAACTGCATACGGAGTAGAACGCCAGTGCAGATAAATCGTAAAATAATGGAATTACTACAAATAGTAAAACATAAACTCGGTATTTTTTCTTTAGAGGAAAAACTAAAGAAACACGTTGAATTGGAACAATCAATTAATTTGTTCAAGGGAGAAGTATATATTTTAGCTCAGGATAATGCAAAATATGAAGTTATTGCCAATAATAATTTAAGAACTATTAAAACTAAAGGAGAAGAACGGGATTTCTTAATTAAAGCTATTGATGATAAATATAATAATTATTATAGTAATTATCTTGATAAAATAGGAGATTTAAAACAGAAAATTGAAAAAGCTATTAAGGAAAAAGATGCTCTTCTTAAACATGAAGATTTAAAAGACCTTGTTAATAGAATTTACAAAGAAGAAGGGTTAAAGAAAACTGGTAAATATCAGTATAAGAAATATTTAGAAGCAGGACTTGGTAGAAAAAGGGAAACAATGCCTCAAATTAGTTCAGCAAATATGGATGATGTATTGATGCATTTTGCTGGTGTTGCTAAAGTGAAAAAGGGTAAGAAAAAACCTAGTGAGTTAAAACCATCTCAAATGGATTTTAAAGAAGGTAAAATACTTACTCTTATAAAAGATATGAATAGAGTAAGTGGTCCTTACTTTATATCCCAGGATAATTATTTAGTTGATGGACACCATAATTGGGCTGCTGATTTAGAAGTAGCTCCAAATAAACAAGTACCTGTCTATCAGATTAATTTATCAATAAAAGATCTTTTAAAAAGAGCCAATTTACTTAAAGTAACTACTAAGAAAAATGCAGATGATAATGAAATAAAGAAGGCTATTATTCTCGTAGCTGAGGCTTACAAAGAAGGTAAATTAACAGAAGATCTATTTCAAAAAGCTAGAGAGAGATTCAAACAATATTTAACTTCTGATTTAATTAAAGGGGAAGAAGAGGAAGAACAACAGGAGGAACAAGAAGAACAAGAAGAACAGAAAAATGATAGTAAAGATTCAAACACACCTGCCAGTAAAATAAAAGATAAATTGTTACATGATGATGATATTCGCAATATGTGGCAATTAAAAAAGGATTTAGAAGAACGGAAATTAATTGCAAAAGGACAAGCTTTATCATTTTTCTGTCCAGTTTATTTTGCAGGTCAAAGAATAGTTGAAGCTTTACTTGATAGGTTTGACGAACATGGAGAAAAATTACTATTTACTCTTCCAATTATTACCGATAAAAAGAGGATAAATATCGGATTAAAACAAATGAAATCTTTGGATATTAAAAATCCAAGTCAATATTTAAGAAAAAATGATAAAGGGGTAGTAGGATTACCTATTTATTCATCTTTACCTGGAATTGAAGGGGTACATAATCAAAAATATGAATATATTGCTAAAGAATTTGTTCAAATTGGAGCTTTCCAGATTGTTCCTAAAGAATGGTTAAATCAAGGAGACCCAATTAATGAGTCTTATAGATTTCCTGGTGAAGATGGTTACTCGCCTTATTGGAGAATTCCTTCAATTGAAGAATTAAAAGAATTAAGACCTGATTTAGCTAAAAATATAAAAAAGGGAGAAGATGCTGAAGAAGAGGGAGAAGATTTATCTAAAGATGCAGTTCAAAATTTAGTTCCTGTTAGAGAAATAGCTAATTATGCTGAAATGGGTACTGATATTCTTAAAGCATATCAAGAAGGAGTATATGCTGATACTCCCTCTAATAAGAAAAAGGGTAGAGTAGGTGAACCTTATTCTGCTCCTGAAGGAGAAGAGGAAGAAGCGAAACCGAGAAAAACAGAAGTATTAAGAAATGAAGCTCCTGGTTGGTATACAGGTAAATTTAAAAAAGACCAAATAGAATTATTTTCTCCTAAACAAGCAGGTGTACCTGAAGCCAAAGAAATGAAAGATTTTTGGAATTTAATTATAAATGGAGAATTTGAAGATACGTTTGACAGTTTTACAGAAGCTTCAGCTTATCTGAAAGGAAAATATAAAATTTAATATTATGAGCGACAAAGAAAAAAAGTTTAGATTTTATGTTCCTCTTGAAATAAAGAAGGCTAAAGACAAACATGGAAGAGAAATAATGAAAATCTCTGGAGTTGCTTCAACTATGGATAGAGACTCAGATGGAGAAGTACTTGATCCAAATGGATTTGATTTTGATACTTTTCTTGAAAAGGGATTTATTAATTGGCACCATCAAACAGGTGAAGATCCAAATTCTATTATTGGAGAACCAATTAAGGCATTTGTTAAAGATGATAAATTTCATGTTGAAGGAGTACTTTATTCTTGGTCTAAAAAGGCTAAAGATGTTTATGATTTAGCAAATAAATTAACAAAAAGTAACTCTAAACGAAGACTTGGATGGAGTATTGAAGGAAAAGCTATTGAGAAAGATATGTTGGATGAAAGATATGTTAAGAAAGCTAAAATAACAGGATTAGCTATTACCCCAACTCCTAAAAATGCTTCTACATTTTTAGATGTGATGAAGGGAGAAAGAACAGGATTTGAAAATGAAGAAGAATTTGATACAACTATTGTAAAAGGAGAAGATGGTAAAGAGTTTGAATATATAATGGATTTATCATTAGGTAATGGTTCAAAAATAACAGTTGATAAAGACTTTAATATTAATGTTTCTAAACCAATGAAAAAGGCTTTAATGGCAGGTTCTGCTAGTGGTCAAGCTATTGCTAAGGAGAGTTTAGAAGGAAAGCCAAAACATCAAAAAACAAAAACACTTCCAGCCGTTTTAGGAGGGAGACCAAGTAATATGTCTAAAGGTGAATATGCTAAATCTTTAGTGGTCGTATCTGAATCATATCGACTTGGTAAAATTACTGACGACCAAATGGAAAGCATAAAATTACAATTGAAAAATAAAGGGAAAATTTGAGGACTTTGATTATTTGAAGAATTTTCGTATTTTTGTATAACTATATAAAACCTTATTAAAATGGAAGAAGCAACAGTAAAAATAAATGATGAGAACCTTAAAAAGGCTCTTGATATTTTGGATTTAGACTTAGGTGAAAAAAATATTTTCATGAAAGGTCATAAAGAAGACGACAAGAAGAAAAAAGCTGACGACGACATTGATGATGATGATAAGAAAAAAGAGTTGAAGAAAGCCTATAATCTTCAAGTTGAAACAGCTAAAAAAGAAGTAAAAAAAGCTCAAGAAATGGCTGCTAATTTAGGAGAAAATACAGGTTCTTTTGATGATGCTGGTAAGAAAAATACTTCTTCTGATAATCTTGGAAAAGGTGAAGAAAATGACCTTAAAAAAGGTTTTGAAGCACTTGGTTTTGATGTTGATAATAAAAATGCAACTAAAACATTCAAACAACTTCTTGGATTGGGTGATTTAGTTAAAGCTCAAAGTGAAAAACTGGAAGCTTTATCAAAAGAAAATGATAAATTGAAAAAAGGTAATGAAGCGGAAGAAGAATCAGTACAAGATTTAGCAAATAGACTTAAAAAAATAGAGGAATCTCCTCTTCCTACTAAAACTGTTACCACAGAAGCTCTTTTGAAAAAAGGCTTTACTGAAGATGATTTGAAGGATAAAACAATTCTTAGTAAATCAAATCCTTCAAATGCACTTACAATTAAAAATCATCTTGAAGCAAAAAGTGAAGATGAATTGCAAAAAGGAGATAAAAAGCCCGGTCCTTTCTCTAATGCATTGATGTCTTGGGAAGCAAATCAAACATTACCTGAAAATATTCTTGCAGAATTGAATAAAGAGAATATCTTTATTACAGAATAAAATATATTTTGAGTACCAAATCGTAATTTAAATCGTGTTCCAGCAAATTGTTAATTAGATTGTTAATCTTATTGGTTTTATAAACAATTAAATAATTTTCAATTATGGATACAGGTGTAAGTTTATCTGACTATCAAATGTCAGGTGCTGCTGAAACTGATGCTAGTGATTTAGCTGAGTTGCAGAAAGCACTTACCGCTGGAGCGATTACCGGTAGAGATACCGATGGTTTAACTACTGCCTCTGGTGCTCCGTTGAAAGTTGAGTCACTTGAAAACACTTTAAAGATTCTGTCTTTTCAGGAGAGTGACATGGTATTTTGGTCTAGAATTCCAAAATTGCCGGCTTTTAACACAGTAGAAGAATACAATCAACTTCAAGAATACGGTAGAGAGGGTTTTTCTTTCAACCGAGAAGGGGAATTACCTGAAGAAGATGATACCATTTATGTGAGAAGGTCTCAACAAGTGAAGTACTTTGGTTCTACCAGAGTGATTTCACACCAAATGCAACTTGTCAACACAATGATTGGCAATGTTGTTCAGCAAGAAATCATGAACGGTACCTTGAAGATTTTGAGGGATGTTGATGAAGCTCTTGCATTTGGTAATGCAGATATTACTCCAGAGAACTTTAACGGACTTTACAAACAACAGCAAGATTCATTTACTTCACTGGATTTGTTTTTTAATTCAGATCAAGTAATTGACCTTAGAGGTAAGTCGCTGAGAGAAGCGGATATCGAAAGAGGAGCACTTACTATTGTTGAGAATCACGGTGAAGCAAATTTATTTCTTGCTCCTCCTGTTGTTCTTTCCAATTTCGTTAAGAAATTCCATGAGTTTAAATTAATTCAACCTAATACTCCTGCACTTACTGATGGTGTTATGGGTCAAAGGGTGAATTCGTTTATGTCTCAATTTGGTCTTTTAGACCTGGGATGGGACAAGTTCTTGAAAGCTAAAGTCAAGAAGACATTAGCATCTGGAGCAACAAATCCTAAATCAGCTACTGCACCTACTGCTGATGGAACAACTCCAAAAGCAGCTGTTACAGATACCAATACCAAGTTTGGTTTGGCTGATGGACCTGATGCTGATGGAGCAGGAGATTACAGATATGCAGTTTCTGCATTGAACCGATTTGGAGAATCTGGATTGACTAACCTGTCTACAGGTGGTTCACCGGATGCCAAGGTTACTGTTGCTGTTACTGAAGCTGTTGACCTGAAGTTTACAGATGGTGGTGGTCCTAATCCAGCTACTGGGTATAGAATTTATAGGAGTAGAAAAGATACAGCTCCTGCTACGGCAGCTGCTGATGAATTTTTCCCTATATTTGAAATATCTGTAGCTCAATTAGCAGCTGGCTTTGATGGTGGTGCTGCTGGTTTGGTTAGAGACTTGAGTAGATTCCTGATTGATGCTGAGGATAGTTTCTTGATTCAAAACTCCGACCAAGTTTGGAGTTTTAAGCAACTTGCTCCTCTCATGAAAATGGACCTTGCTCAGATTGGACCTGCAACTCGATTTATGATTCTGTTGTATGGTACTCCTCAACTTTATGCACCTAAGAAAATGACTAGGTACATTAATGTAGGTAAGGATTTAACATAGTAAAATAAGTGAGAAGCCCGGCCCCTCCTTTGGGGCTGGGTTAATCACTAATTGTTTAACCCAATCGTAAAAGCGATTAAAACTAATCAAAATGAAAAAGGTAAAAACTATTGTAGTTTATGAAGTAAATACTTCAAAAGAATCCCAATACGGACAAAGTATAATTTTAAATGTTGATGGTAAACAAGTTGCTCTGGAATTTGATGGTGAAGGAGTTGCAGATGTTAAGGGTGAAGATATTGCATTAGCACTTATAGAAAAGTACGACTTTCTTTCAATAGATGATGAAGAAGGTGAAGAAACTGAAGAAGCTGCTGAAGAAGTTCCTGCTGAAGAAGCTCCTGCTGAAGAAGAGAAAAAGGAAGAAGCTTCTGAAGCGAAAAAAGTTGATGTTAAAGAAACAGCTAATGAAGATGGCGAATCTGAAGCTGATACTGAAACAAAAGATGATAAGGGCGACAATAGTTCTGATGATACTACTACTTCTGACGATTCTGGAGATAGTAGTAAGGAAATGAGTAAGGAAGACAAAGCTCTTTTTGATGAATTAGATAAAAAGAAAATTAAAACTTTGCAAGCTATTGCTAAGGATGGAGGACTTGATAAAAAAGAATGGGGTGAATTGGAAAAAGAAGATTTAATCAAATATATTCTTGACCATTAATAATAATGCCTGAATTAAAACTAACTATATCTCAAAATAAAAACGAGGGACTCATTATGAGTCCCTTTGAATTGGAAGAGACTTATCTTTTTGGAGTTAAAATTCAAGATGGTAACGGTAATGAGATAGCAGAACATGTAAAGAAAATGTATATTCGTTCTGCACAGGAGGAGATTGAGAAATATTTAAATATAAAACTACTTAAACAAATTATCGTAGAATCAAGAGAATTCTACAGAGATGATTTCAGACATTGGAATTATATTCGTGTTTCTTATCCTGCTGAAAAAGCTTTAAAATTACAAGGATTTATTAGTGATCAAATTCAAATTGAATATCCGTCGGATTGGCTTACTGTTAAAAAATCTAATGAGGGGCATTTTTGGCGACATATTCATGTAGTACCTAACCAAGGTGGTCAAACAATAACAAGTGGAGTGATATTTAGTGGTATTACTCCACAGTTAGGTTTATTAGCTTTTGATAAAATACCTGATTATTGGGAAGTTAGATATTGTACTGGTTTTGATTCTATTCCAAATGATATTTTAAATGTAATTGGTAAGTTAGCTGCAATTAATTTATTTCATATTGCAGGTGATTTAATCCTTGGAGCAGGTATAGCAAGCACTTCTATTGGTATAGATGGATTAAGTCAATCAATATCTACTACTTCTTCTGCTACAAATGCAGGATATGGAGCGAGAATATTAGGATATATAGAAGATTTGAATAGAACATTACCCAATATAAGAAATCATTATAAAGGATTTAATTTAATTACTTTATAATGGCAGATAAAGATGGAATACCAACAGAAGGTAGGAAAGTTACTGTACAAGAAACTCCTAGTTTAATAAAAAAAGCTGAAGTAAAACTTATTCAGAGTGATTTTGAAGCTTTTATTCATCAAAAAGGATATGACGTATATCATGATAAAATGATGAAATGTCCTTGTATTGAAGCTAAAAATGCTGTTTTTATTGATTGTGAAAATTGTAATGGATCAGGTTGGGTAATTATTGAAAGAGTAGAAACAAGAATGGTGCTTCAAAGTATGAATAAAGATACTAAATGGAAGCAATGGTCTGAAGAAAAATTGGGTACTGTTTTAATAACAGCTTCAGAAAAAGAAATATTAGGTCACATGGATAGAATTATCTCAAGAAGAGGTTTTACTATTTCAAGTGAAATATTAGAATTTAGAAAATTTAAAGGAAAACCTTTTGCTTTTACAGTATATGATATAATTGAACCTTTAAAATTATTTAAATTTGCGGGTTCTAAAAATAAGTTACTTCCTTTAATAGAAGGAACAGATTATGATTTTGAAGATAATAGAATATTATTTAATAATAAATTTTTATCAGCAAATAACAGAAAGTTTTCTATTAGATATAAACATCGTCCACAATTCCATATTATTGATTTGATAAGAGATGTAATGTATTCTGATATTGATGATGAAAATAAATTAAGAATAAACGAGAGATTTCCTGTATCAGCTGTTGGAAGAAGGTCACATTATGTATTAGATCGACTTAATTTCAATGAAGACAACTTACAGGACAATACGCAACCTACATAGAAATAAAATATATTTGGAAAAGTTCCAAAATTTTCATATATTCGAAAAAACGGTCAAAATGAACTTAAATGAAAATCTAACAAGTGATATCCATAAAGCAAGAATAAATCAAATTGCTAAGGGATTTGGCTTAACTCCTGTTCAAAAGGGTAATGCCGAAGGTGGTTATTATGGTGGAGGAATGGGAACAGCTGGAAGTCCAGGGACAGAAGAAAAAAGACGGTTTTTTACCATTAAAGGAAAAACAATAGACTTATCTAAGTCTAATTTTAAAGGTAATGGTAAGAAAAATGATACTAGGTTTGAATTATATGAAGATGGTACTGTTCAACAGAAAGAAGATAAAGATAACGGTGGACAAACGCTTCTTTTAGGAAAAGGTAAAAACAAAAAATATTAATGATTCCTATTACTATAAATTTTGGCTCCTTGCCTAAGGAACTTGATCTCACAATTGCTGAGACTGAGGGACTTATGGAAAATGTGGTAAAAGAACTTACTGCAAGCATGGTACATCTTTGGGATGCTGAAGCTAAAAATACGTTATCTTCTACAAGACAAGAATACAGAAGTAGTTTAACTGTCGTAGATAAAGGAAGATTTGAAGGCATGGTTATCCTTAGAGGACAACTTGCTAATATGATAGAGAATGGAGCAGGTGCTTTTGATATGAAGCCTGGTTTTATGGGAAGTCCGTTTGCAAAATCAACAGAAGGAGGAGGCTGGTATTTTACAATTCCTTTTAGATTTGCTACTCCTGGAGCTCTAGGAGAAAGTAGTGTATTTAGCGATATTCTTCCTGAATCTATTTATAATGTTTTAAAAACAAAACCGCCAGGAGGTAGAATAGAAGAAGGTGATATTGATATACCTGATGCTTTAAGAGTACCCAAAACAAGAAAAATGATAGTTACTAAAAGTAGGGTATTTGAAGAGTACAAAGCAAAAACTTCTACTTATGTTGGAATAGGAAGAAGTGATAAAACTTATGCTAAAACCACTCAGAGTACATTTACTTCATTTAGAAGAGTAAGTGATAAATCTGATCCAAATGCTTGGATACATCGTGGAATTAAAGCAAGAAATTTAGCTGAAAAAGCACTGGAAAAACTTAATGTTGGAAGAACAGTAGATAAATTAACTGATAATTATTTATCTAGTATAGGATTATAATGTTATTAATTCCTGAAATAACGCTATTAGATACACTTAAAAACATTCTTCAGTTTTTAAAGGATGATTTTAATGAGCATACTAATGAAGAAGATACTTTTCTTCATAATATGTTATTTGGTAATAAATTAGGAGAATTTGATTATTATGAACAAGGTAAAGATTTATTTTTAAGAGAGTCAGACCATGAGAGGGTAATAGATATAAAATTATTTTTTGATAGAGAAAGAGCAAATATACCTACTCTTCATTTAAATTTACCTCAAGATAATGGTGGACCTGTTGATGGAATTGGAATAGATGAAGGGCATCCTGACTCAATAATAAATGAAACTACTGGAACTATTACTCCAGTATATCAAAGGTCTTTTGATGCTGTTTATAATATAATTATTACATCTGATAATACTTTTGAGGTATTACTTATGTATCATGTTATAAGAGCTTCACTTGTAAGTATTTTTGACAGTTTAGATTTTGCAGGATTAAGGAACCCAAAAATAACTGGAAATGAGTTACAATTAAATCCTGATATAGTTCCTACCAATGTATTTGTTAGGGCCTTAATGCTTGGTTGTTTTTATGAACAAGATATTCCAAGATTTTTTGGAGAGAAATTAATAAAGAGTGTTAATTTTAACGGCAAAGCTGATAATCCAATTGCTAAAGAACAAGTAATAGTATAAAATTGTAAAAAAGAATATCATGGCTAAAAAAGATAAAAAAGACGATAGTCCAAAGCTTAGAAAAGCACCAAAAGAAATAAATGGTGCTGTTTATGCAGGAATAACTGGATTGAATAATAGAGATAAATTCTTTATTAAGAAAAAATATAAAGCAGAAAAGAAAACTGTTGAAGAGTGGAAAAAAACTCTTATAGCAGATGGTTTGTCAATTCCAGAAAAGACAAAAAAGAAATAAAGTTTTAATAGAAACCACTAAATTATAAAACAATGGCTACTAAATTTCAATTTGGCAATAAACTTATAAAAGAGCCAGGAGTATTTTCTAGAATACTGTCAGGAATTAAAAATCCTCCTCAGTCACTGTCTTTCGGAAATATTATCATTATAGATAATGGTTCTGGAGCTGGATTTGGAGATGGACCTGGAGTAGATGGAACTTTGGGCAAAGATAAAGAAGCAATTCGTAGTTATTTTGATATTGATGATTTCAGAAATCAAGTAAGGGGTGGTCTACATTGGAGATTAGCAGAACCTTTATTCCGACCTGATGAAAATTTCAATATTCTTGGTATTAGTCGTTTGACTTATATTAGAGCAGCTACAACAGTACCTGCGGAAATAGCTTATACTTTTGTAGGTGGTGGTGGTAATGGAGGTACTTTTACAGTACAAGCAAGAAGGGAAGGTCTTGTAGGTAATGGAGTAGATGGTGACCAAACACTTGCAACTGCTACATTTACAGTAACTGCAGCTGGTTCAGTTTCAGATACAATTGAAGTTTTATCTGATGAAGGTAGTGGCGCTGTACAAATAGGTATTTATACTGTTGTTGGTGGTGATGTAGCAAGTGATGTAGCAGCTGGGATAGCAGCAGCTATAACAGCAAATTCAGTAGGATATACAGCTACTTCTTTGGCTGATGTTGTAACAATTACAGCAAGAAATCCAGTTGGTTTAGAAGATGCAGGTACTGATGGAAATACTTGGATTCCTTCTATTGTATTAACTGGTGGTGTAACTACTTCAGGTCTTCCAGGTACATTTGGTGGTGGAGTTGATGGAAGTATTCTTACAAGAGGTATTGCAGCTGTTATGGAAGCAGGACCTACTGCAGCGATTACTCCTGATAAATTTATAATTAAATATATTATAGGTACATTTAAAGGACTTGATCATGATGGTGAGCCTTTTGATAATATAGCTGAAGCTGATATTACAGAATCTGAAGTTTTGCTTACTACAGATGAATTCTCCAATATGGATGAATTACAAGCATTTTTAGATAATTCTGCTTTATTTAAAGAGAATTTTAAATTGAAAACTCTTACTAAAACAGGAACTGGAGTTATAGATGATACAGATTTAACTGCAAATGCAGGAAATAATAAAGCTGGAGGAGGAACAGAAACATTTAGTTCAGCAAATTTAGATAGAGTACTAGATGCAATTACTGAGGTAGATTATACATTTGTACTTGCAGATGATTTTGGAATAGATCCAACTACTGGAGCTCAAAGTGCTAATAATGTTAAAACTTTGGCTCATCTTAAAGAGGAAGCTAAATTCCAGAAGTATATGGTAGTAGGTGGAGGAAATGATAAAGATGAATTTACCGTTGCAAATGGTAGTATCCCGATTGCTCAGTTTTATAATGATA